CCAGCCTCAGAGTGGTCACCCCAACCAAAAGCGGTATTCCAATTTGTTATATCAGCAGTCCTGACACTGTAAACATCAGAAGCAGCGAATACAGGGTCTGTCTCAGTGTAAGATGTAAGATACCCTTGCTGACCTACCCAAGTCTCCGTAGCGTAGCCCGTAAGGTCTGTAGTGACCACCTGCCACGTACCATCACCACGTAAGAACTTACCGCCATCATCAAAACCCGAGGCTGGGACGAATCCATTCTCTCCGGCAACGATGACCTCTTCTCCGTTTACAATACCTGAAGTGGCCTGCGTAAAGACGCTATGCGTGTGAATTAAATTAGCATACAGCCCAGCGTGGTTACCCCATCCGTAAGCCGTATCCCAATTGCTAGCGTTGTTTGTAGTAGTATACCAAGAAGATGCGGTATAGATAGGGTCGGTCTCTGTGTAAGATGTTAGAAAGTTAGGTGCCCAGTTGACCCAATTAGAGCCGTTCCAACTAAGCAGATTCCCAACAGCGACAGAATTAATAGATACATCACCAAGTGCGTTAATAGATGACGCCGGAGTAAGGTAGTTTGGTGTCTTGTTGTACCAAATGTTAACACCTGGGGTTCCTCCGACCGGCTGTCCGTAAACAAGAATTTGGTCAGCGGATGGACTTGTAATAACTACATCCGTGAGAGAATCTAGGTTGCCAGCAGATACGCTACTCACATAGTCTGTCCCCTCAACTGCCTTAACTATTTTTCCGTCTGAATCAACTTTTAAGATTCCAGATGAAATCGTAGTTAATACAACGTCGCTTAAAAACTTTTGAGACATATCTTCTATAGTATACTGATTGACAAAGATACTAAAAAAAAAGGGGGTCTAGCGACAAGCCAGCCCCCCTTGGTGTTGGTTTTAGTTATATCAAGGCGATTGAGTCAATCCCTCGTAAACGAGGCTATCTCCGTTTAACTTAGCGGCAGAAAGAATCACGATATAATCTCCCTCTGATACGATGTTCGCAAAAGACACAGTTACGGTGCTTGTAGTTGGGCGAGCCATATCTACCATAACCGTTTCGAACGTGGTTGAGTCAACAACCTCCATCATAATGCGCTGAGTGTTGTAATCGTGAGTAACGGTGTATACGTTACCAGTCTTACTAACAGAGTCTTGAGTTGAGTCAAGGGTAAACCACTTTGGTGCTCCCATAAGGTCAGCAACGGCGTTAACGCTTGCCTTCTTAATGATTCCGGTCTCTCCCGTTGCATTCTCATACATATAGAAGAAGTCATCACCGGCTGGGGTCATCGTATCTACCGTTCCTACGTGAAGTTTCTGGTCGACTGTAGAGAAGTAGTCATTGGTCTCATTCCAGATAAAGGATACGTTTGCGTCTGTTCCGCGCTCTACTTCGAAGCCAGCGTCTTGAGTTGCTGCCCCCGTCTCGTCGGAATTCAACTTGATGATAGAATCACCAATGTTTACCTCATTAGAGTTTACGCTAGTGGTAGTACCATTTACAGTAAGGTTACCAGCAATAACAACCTCAGCACCACCAAATGTGATTGTCTCGTTACTGCTTACGTCTACAGTGCGTGTGATGTTTGGTTGCTCGAGTTGGTTAGCACCCCACATCAACAACTTGTACTGCGTCAAGTTGCCAGAGTTGGTCAACTCAATGCTGTCAGTATTTACAGTAATACCAGTGCCTGCGCCGACAGCAAACGTACGAGAAGTGGTAATGTCACCGCCACCAGTCAAACCAGCACCCGCTGTGAGGGTGATGGTATCGTGCGCTACGTTTCTAGTGTGAAGTGTATCAAGGGCAACCGCATCGGCAGCAACGGTAATACCTGTCCCAGCACCTACGTTAAGCGTTACCGAACCACTGCCACCGCCTCCTGTAAGACCGTCGCCAGCGACTACTTCTTGTACATCTCCCTTGGTATCTACCCAGGCTGTTCCGTTGTAGAAGTATAACGTATTGTCGCTGGTGTTATAGTAGATTTGACCAGCAACAGGAGATGATGGAGCGCTAGCCAGGTTGTGTACCCGTGCATTCTGGATTTCCAGTTTGCCAAGGTTGATGGGTGATAGATAAGTAATAGCCATCGTTATTAGTTAAAGTATGCTTTACCGCTAAAGGCTCCAGCAAATGTTAAACGTACAGAGTTGAGATTAATGTATTCTATTTCGCCAACAACCACTGACTCACCGGAGTCAACAACTGTTACCGAAGGTTTTTTACCAAGATTGTGTTGCACTTCCCAGATTGATTCTGGGGTGTCTTGACTAAAAGTAAAGTGCGAGTCACCTTTTCCGCCCTGAATTCCCGCAATAGAGATTGAGGTCTTAGGTTGAGCAACAGCAGAGATTCCACTGGCTGTACGATTCTGTACGCCAATGTTTACTTGTTCTCCGGTTTGTATACTTATATTGCTCATACTTGTGAAATGTCCTCGTTTATTTTGAAGATTCCGTAAATCCAGGTCTTTACAACAAGGCCGTTTTTACTTTGAAGGTCGTATACATAAACGCCAGCCTCTTTTGTTTCCATAACGTCATATTGCGCTGTTACGGTAACAACATTGCCTGGGTCAATTTCGTATGAGAATTCGTCAAATGAAATAACATCATCAACAGACGTATCAGTCTCTTTTACGGCCATCTTAAAGAAGTGCGTATCAACAGGCATATCGTCGCCATTATCATCTGTAAACGTCAGTGATATGGTAAACGTGTCACCCTTTCGACAGGTGATATCAACACGCTTTGCTGTGTCTAGATTGATAGTACTAACTGGTGCGGCCATAGTGCAAAGGTATTAATTTTATCGGAACAAATTGTCTAATTGGTTATCTTCTGGAGACTCCAATTCGCCACGCTCACCTTTGCGCTGAGATATTAATTTGCTCTGCTCTGCGGCCTGAATTGACACGCGAGTGTCCTTTCGCTCCTCCTGCATCTCGTGAAGTTCTTTCTTCATAGACGCTGAAATCTTTGCTGCCTCCTTGGTATTCATACCTTTAATTTGCTCAAGTTGGCTCTTGAGTTGGTATTCCAACTGAATCTTTTGCATTTCAAGTCGGACAAGTTCAGACTCGACCTGAAGTCGAGCCTGAGCCTTGACCTGTTCAATCTGGGCGTCGGCTTGTGCTTTTGCGGCAGATGCTGCGTTTTGTGCCTCCATTTGCGCTTGGATATTTTGCTGGGCTTCCTGCTGACGGCGTTTGATGCGTTTTGCACGGCGTACGACGAGAAGTCGCTCGGCTTGGTCAATATCCCGAAGTCTGCGAATAGCAATAGCGTCCTCCAAATCAATCTCTCCCTGAGCCATTGATGCTTGGATGTTCTGCTCCAAGTACAATCGGTCAGTATCGTCCATCTCAGTGTTTACTACAACGCCGAAGTTGTACATCGGAAGTTTCTCGAACTCTTTAATGGTTCGCATAGACTCCTTACCGATAGCCTTTTCGTACGTCCTGTATAGCACAGATTCTTTTGGAAGAATCTGCACACACTTGATGATGTCTTCACACACGCGCTTGAACAATACAAGCGAAGAGTGCGTAATGTCGTAGATAGCATTGTTTGCGGCGGCCATTGCCTGCTCGCGAACACCAACCAACTGCTCTCCCTTTGGAGTTGAGCCGTCCATTACCTCATTGATTCCCGTTGCGTCGCGAATCATACGAAGGTAGTGGTTATACAGCGCAATCAGTTCGTTGATGTTTCTTATAGTATTATTAATCTCTCGGATAGGAGGATTCTGGAATCCGCCCTCTGGGTTCTTCGAGCGGTAGTACATAATACCAGTTTGCTCGTAGATATCCTGAAGGTCTAGAGGAGACAATTCTCCACCCTTTCCAAGGGATACGTTTGAAAGACCCTCAATGTCAATCATAATTCCATCAGGCTTCGCCTTAGCGATTGCCTGCTGAATCTTGAGGTGCGTAATCTGAAGTTGGTCAGCAAATCCAACGATGCTAGACACCATAGATTTAGGCATCATACGGCGGAAGTTCGTAGCAACAATTGAGTAAGACAACGTTGTACGAGAAAGGTCGTGAATGTTGCGTGGCTGGTTGTGCTTTTTGCCGTACTTAAACAGCATATCTGTACCGGGAACGTATAGGCCACCATAGGTGCACATAACGTCCATATAGAAAGGCTTGCGGTCAAAAACAGACTGCGTAGGCATCTTGTACTCTTCGCCCTTGTAATAAAAGCCGACATTCCCGTACTGAGATGTTTTCTCCTCGTAAATCTGCTGGTCAAGGCCAATAAATTCAAAATCTAGCACCGTGATGCGGAACTCGTCATATCCGTATGCGTTTTTACCCGTAGTTGGGTCGTACCACATAGCGTTTAGTTTGTTTGCGTCGTTTCCGAACTTACCCTGATACGTGCGGGCAATCTTGGTCCAGTCATCTTCTGTGATATCCTTAGCGACACGCTTGAGGTCTAAAATAGACATCTGGCGAACTTCCGCTGCGTATACCAAATCGCGCATATTGGGGTCCTCTGAGTACGAGTGAACCAGGGTTGATGGGTCAACATAGCGCTCAACAATCCCGTGATTTGGGTCGTTTTCGCGCTTGATGGCCGCGACTCCACAAACTACCAAATCCTCAACGGCACGGCGGAACGTAGATTCGTTAAATGAGTTCCACTCTAGCGTGAGATTGGTGGCGATTTGGGCTGCGATTTCAGCAGCAATCTTGATGTTGGTGTCCAAGAAGATTTCAGCCTCCTCGGTTGTGTCTGGCATAGCATCAATATCTTCACTAAGCGAAACGCCCATTGCGCGCATCTCCTTAAGGAAGTCTTTATTCTCGATGACGGCCTTCACCTTTGCCTTGCGCATCTCCTTCTCCGTGCGCGAAACTGAGTCAACAGCCTCTACGTTTGGATATGGTTTGCGAGAAAGAATCTTGTTTACTACAATCTTAACAAACTTTGGAACAATGGGAACTGGTGACCAGTCAATGTTCAACAAAGTGCCATCATTTCCAGATGGGTCAAGGCTGCTTAGAATCTGCTTATAGATTCGAGTATCTTGAGTTCCTTGGGCATAGTCGCGGTTGCGCTCAAACTCACGCTGGCGCTTTTGAAAAAGGCCCTGATTATTCTCAAGGCCGCCCCACTGTGACAGAATCGCTTTAGCGTACTGCTTCCCGTAATCAGAACCCATCTTTATGATGGAGTTTGCTGAAGGGTCGGGGAATGCCCCTAAATTCTTTTCTTTTGACATAATGTGTTTCTAAAGCGTTTCGCGGAAGAACTCAACTGCAAAGATACACAATTATATCTTTAATCATAAAGAATCCCTAGTCCAGTATTTATGGCGCCTGAAAAATTCTTTTCCATCAAAATCAGCCATCTTTGGGGCCTCTGTTTTTACCTGCGCGGCAAGAAGGCACAGTCCGCTAGAGATGGACAAGTCATACTTGGTTCGGTTATTCACCTTGAAGCCAATCCAATCTTCGAGAGTCCTATTTAAATACATATTTCCATATGTTCCATCTTCTCGCTCTCCAACGTGCTTATGAATATATGCTTCAATGGCCTGGGCGTGTGCTTGAATAACTTCTTGAGAGTTTGATGGTATGCCCTTTGTTTTTGAGGCTCCTCCACCTCCGAGGTGTTTGGGTCGGTCAAGAAGATAATCAGAGTATCCGCGCTGCTCAAAGTAGCGCGCAATCCCGTATTTGTTGTTCTCTATAAGAACTGGGTATCCGTAGAACACTGCAGCCATCAATACGTCCTCGTAGAATATAGATGCCAGAGGTGGGCGCTCGGCGTATTCCGCTACAAACATATTGGATACATCGTTCATATTGAACTTGTTATAAAAGTGACAGGCTCCTTTTGAGCCTCGTCCGTCGACAGTGGCGTCAAGGTCGTAGGAGTCACACCCGCCGACACCCATATTGGCGTTTGCTGGACCCCATCCGCTGAGGCGACCTTTAACCTTTTGGTTTCGTTTGTCTTTCGGCTGCATCCACGATACGTACCACCGCCCCTCCGGGGAAGGCTCCCAAATGACCTCAGAGTCTTGAACTCCTCCGGCCCAGTGGAAGTTCCCGCGGATGACAGGGCTGGGGTACATCATATCGTTATAGTTTACCTGCTCGTAAATCTTACCAAGGTCGAACAGGCTTCCCTCGACCGAGTCGCGGAACGCCTCGTCAAACGAGAAAGGAAACTGACGTATAACTTCGTTCAGTTCGTTTTTATCATTTTTCAGTGCACTGCGCTCATTGTCAAGGTATTGACGTGCACCTATTGTTACATAGTCGCCGTCGCTATTGAGCATAGGCTCTTCCGGTGTCTCCACAATTGGATTCCCGTATTTGTCAAAGAAACCCTCTAGGGCGTCATATGCCGGAACGAACATACGGTACAGCATAGAGCGAGTTCTCCCATTGGCGTTTCTCTCTCTTGGGTCGCTGTCCCTCCATAACTCTTTAAACTGCTGACCACCCTTGTCCATAGGGTTTACGGTTGAACCGACCATAGCGGTTCCAACAATCTTGCTACCAACAATCAAACAGGTTCTGTTGATGCGCCAGGCTTCTCGGATGTCCGTTGGCCTCTCCCATTTGCCTGCCTCGTCGAGGAACAGCATATATAGGCGCTCGCCGTCATATGCGTTGTTTACGGTGTTTTTCCAGTTGATGACCGTGTTGAGGGCCTCTCCTTGCTGGGCGGCTTTATTTGTTTTAGTGATTCTCTTCGATGGTTCACGAAAGGCCAACTCCATACGTGGGTTCGTTGTTCCATCTTGAATTGGTTTAAAGAAGAACGGGTACGACTTGTACATACGTACAATTTTCTTCATAAATACGTTCTCCTGAGCGTCGGCACCGGTCTTGGACATAATGCCAAGCAACTTGTCTTTTGCTTTTGTGCCCTCGCTTAGAATCATAGACGACGCCATATTGGTGTACCCTGAGCGTCGACACTTTACAAACAACTGCCCAACGCAACGCGTATCCACCTTACACGCCTCAGCGTGTATGAATAGTTTACGTTGAAACTGCAGATACTGGCCGTAGAATGAGCCATCAATCTTGCTCCACTGGAGCATCATATAGTGGTTACCAGTAATGTATGTTGGAACACCATTATTGTAAAACCACAGTCCTTCAATGCGTCGACGGAACTCTTCCTTAATGTAGGGGAGGAATCGCGTTTGTATTTCCTTTGGCTGCTCCATCCAGGAGTCCATCGTCTTTGTCTTTTCGATGGCGTCTGGTGGTGTCTGTCGGGACCAGAATTGTTCTTCTACTGGCTTGTCGTGAAAAAGTATCTTGCTTTGAGCAGGTTGCTCTGGAAGTTGTATAAGAAGGCCGTCAATATCTATAACCTCTCCAGCCGTCCCATTGGGGCAGATATTTACAACGTCTATTCCGTCAACTTTTACGACGCCTGCCATTACTTACTAAATTGCTCTGCAAATCCAGCACTGAAGTCCTGGTCTTCGCTCATATCGCCGCCTTCATCTAATTCCCGCAACATACTTTCGACTTCCATACGCATACGAAACATCTCCTTTGTGTCGGATGCCGTCTGTTTAATGGACTGCAACTCAGCCTTTCGGCCCGAGCCGGTCAGTTCTGGGTCAACAGGTTTCTGAATCTCTTCAACCATATTGCGTATGGCCCCCTCCATTGCGTACAGGAAGTTGCGCATTTCCTCTTTTGTATCGAATCCTTTCTTGCGTCCCATTACTTAGCCTTTTTTACGGCGTTTGGATGCTTGTCAAAGTAGTCAAAATGGTCTACTTTTTCCTCAGCCTTGTAAATAATGTCGTCTGGCTTCATTCGGTACACCTTATCCCCGTTGGGGAGTTTGATGAGGTAGTCAGAATTTTTAGAATAACCCACTAAATCGCCCTTTTTTAGGTCGAGTTCTTCAGTCCCCAGCCCTTCGCAGTATACTCGCGCCTCTTGCTTGTCCTCTTCGGACTTGTGTCCAAGAAAAAGGCCCGATTTTGAGCCATATTCCTCTTGTTTTTGGCTCACGGCCTCCAGGAACACCCAGTTTCCAAGCATTTTCACCTCTCCAGACGGAGAAATAGCAGCATAACTCTGACCCTGGTAGTTTGTTGGGTCATATGAGACTCGCGCCACGCCCCCACCAATAAAATACTTGTCTGGTTCTTGGTTGATATGGTGGTGAAACACCAACAAATCGCCGATTTCGGCGGCGGTTCCAAATTTCTCAGGTACAGCCACAATTTCAGCATACGAAATTCGGCCTTCAAAGTCATCGAAACGCATATCTTTGGCGAGCGTTAGCGAGCCAACTTTAAATTCGTCCTCGAAGTTCTTCTCTACCTTAATGTGGAAGTCGTACAAGGGGCGCATATCAGAAGTTTATGTCAAACTCAATCATAGTAGGACAACCGGACACTTGCTTCCACAGTACAATACCACCGTCGGGTGCTTGCACGTATACAAGGTAGCGCTCTAGCCCGTAAAGGGACAGTGCTCGCTCATCTAGTTGGATGTCTACAATTTCGTTTTCACCAACGGTGTTTCCAATCTTGTATGCTAGACCGTTTTTGGGGTCCGCCCCAACCACAATCTTTCTAATAATGTTACTATTGTTCATCGTCTTCAGTTGAAATACCAAACTCGCCAAGGAGACCATCTAAAGAGTCGGCTCTTTCTGAGCGTCGTATCGTTTGTCGGTAGGTGTCGATACCAACTTGAAGCAGTCGGTCCAGTTCCTCCTCGTTTTCGATGAAGAAGTCCGTCATAGCCTTAAAGTTGTAGTTGCCCTCGTCCGTCTCGCTCTCGATATAGATGCCAGCAATAGAGATGTAGGCGAAGTCGTTTCCAAATCCGTAGTGGTAAGCGATATCCTGAATCTCTTGTAGTTTCTCCCGAATCTCCATAAAGAACTCGAGATGCTCCCCGGCGTTGTTGTCCATAGGTATTTAATTATATTATATGCAAATATACGTATTATATACTAATTTTGCAATTGTATCTAAATCGAATATAATGAATAAAGAGAAACTGCAACAGCGAAAGCAGTTCAGGGACATCATCTATAAGGCGGACCCACCGCCTGCTGACTACCTGTGGAATTTTTCAGTTGTCATAGACTATTGTATGAAGCGCTATGACCTGCGCGAATCCCAAATCAAACTTATGCTGTTTGTCTACTCTATGGAGTCCTTCCTGTTTAAGCCTATGGCGCAGAAGATGAACCGCAGCCCGATTAAACTCTGGGAGAAGGTAGCCCGAGACCTAGTAGACAGAGACTTCATAAAAGAAGAACTGTACTCAAAGGGGTACAAGAAGGAGTTCTATGAAACCTACGAGCCACACACCACCACCCCCGGAGTGATGTCCAGACGATGGGCACTCTCCACAAAAGGAAGGCAGTTTGTTAGTAAGTTTTATCAGTACCTAGAGGGCTCAAGGGCAATGAACCCTGACGTGCTATAGCCCCGCCGCGAACTGGGAACGCTAATCAATACTGCGTATGTGATTAACACCACAACAACAACTGCAACATCTGTTCAAAACCATTACCGTTTTGTTTATTACTTTTGTCGTAACTTCGCAAAGTGGCAACGGAGTAACAACATAAAGAAGTCAACAGCGTCTTCAGTCACTCCCCCTTCTGAGTGAGTGTCACCCACGACACGACCACTCGCCACACAGTCAAAATCACCCCATACTATACCCCGTTCACAACAGGCCCCGAGAGGGGCCTTTTTCGTGTTCCTAAAACTCCCGATATACACCATTAAATAGGAAATCTAAGTCTCAACCCCACCGGGCCCAATTGCCTCCAGGAAACCCAAAAAAAAGTACCAAAAAAGGGGGATATAAACGTAAATCCTGTAGAGTTATACGTGCCTGCGGGATTCTACAGCGGCGCCAACGTTCACGCGCGCAACCCGAAACGGATTTCCAAACCCCACCCCCTGACCCCCAGGCGTTTGCCCAAAATAGTTTGGCGATTTTCATTTGATGTTTAAACACGAACTACCCACCCGGTCGATTCAATCGGTACCCTACCCCCCTTCCGAAACGATTGTCTGCCTTCCCCCTAAAGTTTTGAAATGAGTGCAGTCATTCACACATACGGAACTATCCCCCACGCCATCTATCCTCCCCTGTCCTGTGTCCTGTATCCTCCCCCTGTCTACCTGATTGGGGTAAGTCCGCCCCCGGTGCAGTGGTGATATATGTACCCATTTGCGGCCGTGTGTGCATAACCCGGGCCTAACTTCTGCCCCTGGATGCTCTCCAGGAACGCTCTCCAGTTCTCCAGGAACGCAGTTTGCCCCCGATTTGGGTGGTGCTGACCTGGAGCGGGTGAAATTTCTGAAAATTTTTTTCCTTCGGAAACCCTTTGGTGGCGCGGGTTTGGTGGGGGCGGCGAAAAAAAAGTGAAAAAAGTTTGGGGGAAAGTTTGGTGGGTAAGAAATCCTGACTACATTTGTATCAGAGTCAAGGACGACGCCGGCGAGACCGGGACATAAGAAGGCCGACTGACTCCTCCCCGAGGCCGCAAGGCTGACGCCGCAAGGTGCCGGAGAGACCCGACGAGAGAGCGGGTGAGCGGGGGGCCGACCACAGCCCCATACCGCCAAGCCATAAGCCCGATGTAGCAGTCAAATGGTTCCTCTCTCCATCGTCTTACACATAAAGGTGCGCGACGACTGACCCCGAGCGCGGCGGTGATTGAGTCCTTCATCACCGACCGCGGCGTTCTGCCGCTCGGACAATCAGTCAACGCCGTTGATAGTAAGCCGGGGGGAGCGCCTTGGCGCATTGGAACCAAGTTCATATCCCCGGACGAACAGGGAAACGCCCGGTGATAGACGATGCTTTAGGGGCGACGAAAATCCCTCTGCGACCTTCTCATAACCAAGGATATGATGAACACGATATTAGGACAGGCCTAACGCAGACCACATATAGTACTCACATTCCCCTACTGACCTCCTCTTCCAAAGGTGGCGCTCCGACTCTCACTACGAGATGGACGGACATCGGTTCGCGACCGGCGTCACCACTACTTAAATTCACTCACTCACTAACCCCCCCCGAGTTATGCGTTTCATTCCCGCTAAAGAATCTGATTTGTTCAAGTTGTCTTGCACTACCCGCAAATCTTCAAGCCGTACCACATCCGGCGCCAAGTACATTGCTAACGACCGCGGCCTTGTATCCAAGGCTAAAATTCAGTTTGTTAAAGATGCGATTGAAACTGAAGAGAATATCTTCGTGAATTCACGCCTTGTTTATGTCTGTAAATAATCTACCTATGAAAAAAGACCAATTGCTTGTTCTTGCGATTATCGCTATTGTTTCTCTCGTTGTATCGGCTTGTGCCTAAACCCCCTGTGATATGAAAACATTCTATGTTTATTCCGTTGACGCCAAAGGTGACATCGTTTCCGTCAAATACGGAATCAAAGCGAAATCTCGTCTTGATGCTATTGAGCAATCAAATGTAGAGAAAGTATATTGGGAAGGTGCCCGCCCATACGGCGTATCGTACATCGGAAGCAAGTTTAAGATGTACGCAAAACTGCAAGGTTAACTGATGATGGGTTTAGTACCCGAAACGCCGTGAGGCGTCTTAACCAATATGAACCGATGCTTCCGCATCACAATACCCCCCTTTGCTATGACTTTCCTTTGCAAAACTGAAGTAGAATTCTCTACCGCGCTCCGCGCCTTGGCTCTTGACTTTTTGTTCAAAAAGCGTGATGCTGATGAAACTAAATCTTTAGTTCACGCCTACCTTGGGCAGAATCGCCGCCACTACCCTAAAGATGCGGCCTTTTGGACTGACCACTTCCGCTCATTGTTTACGAACGATGGTGGTTCACTTACCCGGGCCGCGGCTACGGGTAACTAACAGGTTAACTGATGATGGCTTGAATAGCCGAAACGCCCTACGGGGCGTCTTAACCAATAAATCTACAAAAGATGAGCCGTTATGCTATTGACCGAAACACTGACTTCGTTAAGTTGGTTGTTAAGTTTGAGTTTGATTACAATATCACTCCTGTTACCTTCGTATGCCTACAACACGAAGGTCGCCTTCCCGAACTATCCCGTGTAGGTTCACGCCGGGGGCTACACGACAACAAAGATTTTGATAGCGACTACAAGAAGTTCGCAGAGGCTTTGTTCAGTAACTACTTCGCCGCACAACGCGAGGATGTTGAGATTAAAATCAGCGCCGAGCGTTTCGTGTGGAGCGAAAAGCACAATTGGGTGATTGGTCAACCAATGCCCGAAGTTAATTCTCTTGATAAAATTGTTGACATCCTAACATCTCGCGCCTAATGGACTTTATTCTTATTCACGCCATCCCCGCCGCACTTGCCGGCCTGTTAGTATTCGGTGAGGCTTTCATCTCAAAGCCCACCAAGAAAGTAGCACCACGGGTGCATTACATCACCAAGCCTTGCCGCTACGGCGACGAAGTTTGTTCAGTAACCATCAAGTACATCGATGGTATTCAAGTTGGTTCACGATTAAATCTTAAATAAGAAAACAATTAACAAATCACTATCATTATGGCTTACTTACTTTTGATTATTATGTTCTTCGGAATCATCACGATGATTACCGGGGGCGACCTTATGGCTAACGCCAAGACAACATTCCGCAAACTTGAGGGCGGCTTTGTTATGGGCGCGGGTGTTCTTGGAATCCTCGCCTCAATCTTTTACCTTGTAATTCACTAAACTGAAATAAAATGGGATACTACATTGTTGAAAACGAACACGCCACTAACTACAGGAACCTTGTTCTTGACGGCCTTGACCACGCCGAGGCAGTAGCCGAAGCCCTTGAAGAGGCAACGGGTTACCCTTGGTATGTAACTCCGCTTGTGTTCGCCAATGAACTTGGCGGCATTGACAAAATAATTAACGAAGACATTGACCCAAAATGGACAAAGAGAAAGAAATGAACAAGTATATAATTGTTGTGAGCCGATACCAATCGGTATCGCTTATAGTTGAGGCCGAGGATATTGACAAAGCCGAATGGATAGCCCACCAAGCCGCGGAGGTTGATGGGTTCTTTAGTGATGACAATGACATCATTGAAGTTATTGACGCCTTGGATGAAGACCAAGAGCCGACCCTTATTAAGGAAGAGCCTCACTTGCGCCAATCTGATGGCGGATGGGACTTTCAATAACTAAACCGGGTGTATGGTATGTGTGAGGGTTCGACTCCCTCACGCCCACTAAATAAATAAAATACGAACCGATGCTACGGCATCACAATTCTCTGCGCTATGCAAAACCGAATGACCCAATTGCTCAACGACAAGTACACCGCTGAACAACGCGCCGCCGTACTGATTGACTACTTCGCCAACAACGGCGATACGCTCCCTTGCTCCGGCTTTGGAAATCCTTTGAACTTTAAGAGCGGGATTGTTGTTGTCCCCTCTTCGCGGATAGCCGCTCCTCTGCGCTACTTTTGGGAAGGCTTGGTATCTAACTTCTTTGTCGAGTTCGGGGTTAAACTTGACTATGTTGATAAGTTCTACGAAGAGGCCGTAGAGGAACTGAAGAAGAACAACCCCGAGGGCGCGAGCATTTGTTGGGAGGATGTCATCCTTCAGTATGTCCTCTTGGGGCACCCGATTATCATTAACGATAACGACCAAGTAATTGGCGCGGCGACCCTGTTCCACCGGGACATCATTGGTAACTTCGTTAAGGCAGTAGCCTCTAACGATAACACGGAACTCGCCTTGCGTTGGCTACAGGAGTTCCAAGTATGTCAGCACGACGCTATCGTGACCGACGGCTTCTTGCAGTTTTGTGTATATGGTGACCTTATCTTCGGGTAAGGTTCACCTTAATTTAAATCACTATTATTATGACTAAATTAGATTTCTTTTACCTCTGCGGCGAGGCGTCAGTCGACCCAAAGATTGCACTTGAGAACGAATCAGTTCGCGCTATCCTAAAAAAGGACAAGGATGTTAATAGTGTTGACAACCAAGTTGAAATGTTAGAAATACTTGAAACCGAATTTTAATTATGAAAGACAAGAAGTTATTTTGGACGGCAGTAAACCTCCTCAATGACCGGGGCGGTTGGAGGGCAATCCTTCAGTATTGCGACGAACTATACGCCGACGGCGTAAAAGACCTTGAAGTTACCGAGTGTACGAACTGCGGTAGCGAATACCACTACCACAATGTTTGTGTAATGTGCGAAACATACAACACTCCCGCTGACCGCCGTAGGCACGAACAATGGGATAACCGACACAAAGCCTCCCGCCCGGAAGGCATTGATAACCGAGGCCGAATTAACCTTTAACCTTAATTCATTATGACTGAATTGAAAGAGAACTTTGAAAAGTATGCAGTCGTTATGACTGACAACGATGCTTACCCTTTGGTTGGTGAGTACGGATGGATGTCCCTCGGTTGGGAGGGCACACAGGACATTGAAGACATCCTTGACCAAGTCAAGGACTTTGCAATGGCTAAACTTAACACCCTGTTAGTCCAAGGTGGCTACCACCGGATTGGTTCACTCTCCAAGGAGAGAAATTCATCCACTTACATTCGTGGCGGTATGGGGGGCCGCATCATCCAAGTTAACCTTGAAACTACGCCCGGCACTTATGGCCTAATCCAAGACCGCTACAGCGAGGCTATGGGGCAATGGCGCAACGATATGCGTAACTACTTCAATAGCGACTGCGAGTATCAGCGCGTACGAGGCAAGAAGCCATTCGAGAGTGTAGAAACACTATACGGGTTCTTCCAATGGGACACTAATCCCGGGAAGGGTCTTCACTATGTCGTGATGAACGCGAGGGCTAGCGTTGTAGTTGGCCTTGACCGCTCACAAATCCGTCACATAGTTGAACTATACGGAAATATGGATATGGCTGACTTCGAGGAGGCCTTGATTAATTACGAATCTAATTAATTCACTATCATTATGAAACCACTTAAAGAAGTAGTCGTCTACGAGATGGACGAAGTTGCAAAGATGATTGAGAGCCACCGACACGGAATGAATGTCTTGGTGAAAATCCAACAAGAGGTTAGCGAACTGCACGACCTTGAAATTATTGATGAGGCGACCTTTGAGCGCCTAAATACTAAAATTAAAGATGTCTTTAACTTAATTGTTCAGTAAGATGACAAAGTACTATGTTGTTATAGAACGCGTCAACGCGATTAACATTCCCGTTGAAGCAAACAGCCCCGAAGAGGCGGCTGATTTGGCTAACGCCAAAATCGCCCGTGGCGAAATCCTTGATTTGGACTTCGACCTTGCAGATTCGGGTATATGGGCTACCCAAGTTAGCGACCGCAATTTTAATCACCTTTTAGACATTTGATTATGCACTTTGAGCAAATACCTTCAAACGAACTGACCTTCGTTGTTAGAGATTCCGGAGTCGTTGAATCCGAGATTAACGGCAAGGAATATCAAAAACTCGTTATGATGCTGATGCACGGCGAGGAAATGATTTTCGGAACTTGGGAAATGTTTCCAATGTATCAAGCCGAATTCTTTGCCGAACAAAGCGCCCCATTGTCATTCTTAATTGATGACCTGTGGTTTGCTTTTGAGGCCTCGGGCTGTGACTACGACCTAAACTTTTGGTACGACGCCGAAAACAAGCCACACGCTTCTATCTACCCAATCTACCAAGATGAGAACGGAGATACCGACACTGATTGCTCCGAACTAATCCACCGAATTACGAACTTTAAATTTGACCTTGAATAATGGTACGAACTACTTTCTCTGCGACCGAGGGTGACTTGAAGGTCACCCTCCGTGTTGACAACGGACAAACGCTTGTCAGCGTATTGTTTGACGGCGAACTGATTGAGCAGTACTATACTGCTAAAGTTTCACAACCGGGGACTTACGCCCTATCGCTAATTGATTCCTTCCAATCAGTTATGCGAGATGCGGCACTTGTCCCGGACTTAACCGAAATAGATTATGTTTGATACAGCAAGGCTTATTAACCTGTTCACAGCAGTTGAAACAGCATCAAGAGCGGGAGAAGGCCTCCTTCGCTTTATTGGCGAGCGCGACGAGAGATATGCCTTGGCGTTTATTTTCTTGAACGACAAAACAGCGCAGTTCCTGTGGGATAAAGGCGACAAGGTGCGCACGGCATCATATGTGTTTTCAGTATTCAACGCTCACAACGCCTCCGCCTCTACTGACATCCTTGAGGTAGACCTTTGGAACTCCCCCGTTTATTCCGAGCCGCTCCTTCTTAACACTATTCAACAATTTGAACAATGAGCATCTGCATCTTATTTAAGGACGACGACATTCAGTATCGTTTTAAATGCGAGTCTATGGATGAGGCGAGAGGCTTTCGGGCCGAACTTGCCGCCGCGGGATACGAAGACATAGTAATTGAAATATCGGAAAAATGAAAAATAGTGTAACGCTACCCGAAATGTTTGGGTACGATGAGGATAAGTTTATTGTAAAGTTTGATGAACTTATGTCGGCAATACGAAACTCAACTGACGACAGCGACGTCATAAAACTGGTTGACATAATCTCAAACGACAAGGTTGAAGCAATCATTCTAACTTGGTGTGTAGCCAAGGCGGGAAGCGACTTACAGGACGGCGCTACAAATGCGCTATTTGAAGGTACGATGAACGCAATTATTGATATGTTTGATTCAATAGAAGACCAGGAGTTGTCGGATAGTTTGTCCGAGCAACTTTACAGCAAGTTATTGAAACTAAAATCCGATTACGACGATGACGAAATCTAAATGGGATGAACTATACGAACTGATAAATGAGTCCATTTGCGACTACAAAGAACTTGACCGCGTCCATCAACTGATGGCTGAAATTCAACTTGACCACCGAGATTACCGAACTCAACGTGGTCGTAACCCCGACTTCTAATGACTCTTAATATGTCGTCCGATACTTACAGCGACCAAATTACGGCGCAGTATTATCAAATTATGGCTCTCAAGGAGCGCATAACCGAATTAGAAAATAAGTTAAATGAGAAATGCAGTACTTGCGGGAACGCTGTTCATAGTGACCACGATGTCACTAACGAGCAATAACCTAACCGGGGTGGTGGAAGCAGAGTACACCGCGCCAAAGCGCAGTCGAAAGGACTCGCTACGCGCACTTCTAAATGCTCAAAAATATGTTGAGAGCAGAGGCGATTCAATGGCGTATAACGCAAGAGAAAACGCCGCAGGAGTTTTGCAAATACGACCTATATTCCTTTCGGAATTAAACCGCCAATTAAGGTTAGATGGTAGAGATTATCAGTACACACTTCAAGATAGGTTTTCAGAAAAAAAATCTGAAAAAATGTGGTGCGACTACGTTGATTTAATGCACAAAAATCATAAGTTTGAACGTATAGCAAGATGTTGGAATGGTGGCCCTCGTGGTCACAAAAAACAATCCACGATTGTCTATTGGAATAGAGTAGAAAATAAATTAAATCAATATGCAAAATAAAGTAGAACTACTTGGTTACTACGGCTCCGACCAAATCATCGCGCAAAGCGCCTGGACTTCTACAAGCCGAGAACTCAACGAAGATAAGTTGAAACGAATCCCCGCGCTGATTGATATGCTTTGGAATAACGGGCACGAAACGCCGTTTGAGAAGGCGCAAGTTCACTTCCTTGTGACTACCGACGTCGCAACACACATCCACTTGCTCAAACACAGGATATCATCGCTCAACGCCGAGAGTGCGCGATACAAGGAACTTAAAGAAGACAACTTTTATGTCCCCATTGATTGGGATTTAGGTAGCCAAGAGAAACTGATATCGTTCTCCGAGTTGTCTAATAAGTTGTATCACGAACACGTTGAGAAACTCACGCCAACACTTGGTCGTAAGCGAGCAAAAGAATCTGCACGATTCTTCAAGGCATACAACTCGCAAATCACGGCAGATGTTATGTTCAATATGCGCTCGTTTGCAAACTTCTTGAAGTTACGGGCTTCCGAACACGCCCAGGTTGAGGTTCGTGAGTTGGCTATTGATATGCTAAAGTTAGTTCAGCAAATACCAGGAAATCCTTTTCAAGAAACCCTAAAACATATATACCAATGGGATACGCAATTCTAATAAGCCCACAGGAGGGCGAAAGTTCAGTTTCATACCTCAAGGAGATTGACGATAAATCACCTATGCAAGACCTTCCCCACTCGTTTAAGAGTAACGCATCGGTTCACAACATTGCTCCCGGTATAGACGTGTTCTACTGCAATGAGGCATCCGATTATACGGACGACATTGTGGTGCTGTCCGATGCGGATGGCGAGGTTTTGGGGACTTACTTTGGCTCAATATTTTTATTGGCCGGGAGTAAAAACGGATGGTCTGGCTTCAATATGAAGCGTGGCCAACAAATCCTAATGTCGCTGATTGTGAATGGTAAACCCGCAGTTCCGAAACTGGTTTCCGAACATTGGGCGCGCAAGCATTGAGTTTGTTTATAATTGTTTAAAACTAAAATAAAAGCGAGTGGTTGCCTTCGGTATATTACTTCAGTATCTACTTCAGTAGTAGTTACCGAAGTTACTGAAGGTAACTACTTACTTAACTGAAGGTACCTTAAGTATGAAAAAATACGAGATAGCAGACGATGGAAACGATGAGACGCGCATTGAGATGCGCTTCCGCAATGATGAACTGAACTCCATCGTAGACGAACTAACCCAAGTTTATCCCGGATTCAAGCAGTGGGTAGAGATGCCCAACAACCGATACTTCTTCCGAGAGATTGTGAACGTAGCCATCAACCGCTACGCTGACCAATTGTGGAATACTGAAAAATAAATTTGCACACGTCAAATATTTTTTGTATGTTTGCCGCCTCCATTGAGGAAGGTTCTTTGACTTACTGAATAAAATTAAATCAACGGCGAAGGGTAGCCGCCAACCACGCTATCCAAAAAACTAATCTACTATGTCTAAATTTCAAGACCGAGTAATCGCTGTTCAGCAGTCGCTGAAAGCGCCTAAATCGCAATACAACTCCTTCGGGAAGTATTCGTACCGCAACCAAGAAGACATCCTGGAAGCAGTTAAACCACTCCTCGCCGCAAACGGCTTGGTGTTAACCATCAGTGACCACGTTACTGAATTTGTAGGCGTAGCGGTCATCACCGCAACGGCCTGCCTAACCGATGGTGCCGACTCCGTAATTGTGAGCGCACAAGCCGGGGTCGACCTCAACCGAAAGGGTATGGACATTGCGCAGTCATTCGGCGCGTCCTCATCCTACGCTCGTAAGTATGCACTCAACGGCCTGTTTCTCATTGATGACACGAAGGACGCTGATGCTACCAACACTCACGGCAAAAACGCTCCCGCTGTGACAGCGGCGGCAACCAAGGCATCTGCCGACGATGACACGTTCGCCAAAGCCATTGACTACATTAAGAACAGCAAGAGCGCACCACAAGCGGTCGAGATGGTCTTGAGCAAGTACGGCTCGACGTTCACCGAGAAGCAGATTACTGCAATCAAAAAGTTCGCGTAATGGACTTTGCGACAAAGTTACTTGAGGCGACCGGGAAGGGCTATGTGTCCTACTCGGCGCTCAAGTATGCCGCCGACGGCTCAAAGAGCCAGGATATGAAGTTGTTCGAGATGTATATGCTCGGGCTACTAAAGAAAGAATCCGATGCTCTTACGTTCGGCAGTTTGTATGATTGTATGCTTTTAGAGCCCGAGAAACTGCAAACTCGCTTCATCGTTCTTGATGATAGTGATGTTATTCTTGAGTTGGGAAGCACATACAAAAATCCAAGGTCATCAAACCCATACAAAGAATGGAAGAAAGAGCAAGAGGAGAAAGTCCGACAGCACAATCTTACCATTGTATCAAAAGATGACTGGGTTACTGCAGAGCGTATGATTGAACGACTGAACAATAGCGAGGTCATCAATCACGAAACGGGCGAACTAACGCCCGTTAAGCACTACCTGACCGGAACTACACAACACGAGATTAACGCCTGGATTGGTGATGTTCCTGTACGCGGTTTCTTGGACTGCTATTCCAAAGAGCACGGCTTCATAGCCGACTCAAAGAGTACGCGCTCCATTCACGGATTCCGATATGACGTAGGCAACTTTTGCTACGATATTCAGGCCTACATTTACACGCAGGTTCTTGGGACAAATGAGTTCTATTGGGTAGTCCAAGAGAAATCATCCCCATATCTGTGTGGTGTGTACCGCGCCTCCGACCGCTCCCTCGCATCGGGCGAAGAGAAGTTTTGGACGGCAATCGCAAATATTAACAAATGGCTAAACAACGGCGCACGAACTGAAACGTTTGCCTTGTATGGCGAAATCTAATCAAATGAGATTACTATCCAATATCATCTCAATGTTCCGCCCAAAGCGAAAGCGCGGACTGCAGTCAGTAGCGGACACGTTCAAAGCCGCCGAGCGCGGCTTAAATGTGGACTTACGAAACTCCTCCAATCGTGAGGCAGTAGAAACGAGGCAACTCGTTGTCAATGTGATTATGCTTGGTCGTAATATGACCCCAACCGAACTACACCGAGTTGCCTCGTTTCTACTGCCTCACGATTGGAGGAGTTTCGTAAGTCCACATTTAAGCCGCGCTCGGCGGCTTTG